ATGAGCCGCTATCTCGGAAGCCGCCCGTGTCGAATAGTCTGCACTCGTCGTCGTAAACTCCAGCGTCACAGCTCCAGCCTCCGTTCCCGACGCTTCTCCGTCGGGCAGTATAGCCTTCTCACAACCCGTCAGCCCTACCAGGGCCACAATACTAAAAATCCACCGTCTCATAGTCCATCCAATCACTAACCGTGAAACTCATAGACCCAACAGCCTCCGTAAAGAACGCCCCTCGATATGTTGACCGATACCCAGCCCTAATCGGCACGTCAGAGAACACCCGCTGCTGCACTACCGCATCTTCGCCGTCGTATGCCGTCACAGTAATGTCGTAACTCTCCGCTTCATCACCGTCCGAAATAATAAATACCGATGCAGTAGGCGTACTCCCAGCCGTAAGAGGGAACGACGACACGCGACCAACGGCATTCACGCCGAATCCGCCGACATCCCACCTCGTAGGCGATTCTCCCATGTCAATCGTCAGTCGCACAGCATCAGCAGGAACCGCGTCTGTAATCTCCAGCCGAAAGTTCCCCACAATGCGCTCCATCAGACAGTTCAGCGTCGTAGTCGTAGCCGGGCTGAACGACTGCGAATAGAAGAACGAGTGCGTCACCTTGTCATCAGGCCAAGACACAACGCCATTACTCAGCGTAGCCGCACCAGTAGCCTTGTGCGCCACGGCATACACCGTGTACGTCTTACTCTTCTCCAGCCGCACCGACAGCGATGCAAATCCCTCGTCCGTGCTCTGCTGGTGTACCGCCTGCACCTCCGTGCCACCCTCATAGAGCCACACATCCAGCCGCGTCGCATAATCGGCCACAGCCGCCCGCGTCACGCCATCCGTCCGCGTCATCGGCTCCACATCATAAGGTAAGAATGTCATCATCACCTCTGCAGTCTCATTGTTCAAAACTTCGCCCGCACCGTCATTCGTGCAAGCAGTCAGCATGGCCACAGCCACCACCGCGAGGGCATGGAATTTCATAAACCCCCAGCTAACAGTCATTAACGTTTTACGTTCATTCATTTTCTGTCTCATTTTTTTATGTTCTGTATGCCACAATATTATTGCGGCTTGTTGTTATTCTCAAACAGCCGTGCCACACGCCCGAAGTCCTCGTGCACCATCTTCGCAGTCACCTTCGCATACTTCTGCGTCTCGCGTGTTGTAGTGTGTCCCATCATCTTCGCCAGGCTTTCCATCGCCACCCCGTTACGCAGCATCCACGTCGCAAAAGAGTGCCGCGCCAAATGACTATGTAATCGCGTCGTGATGCCCGTAGCCATCTGGATAGCCTTCAGCGCATGATTGTAGTCAGCGTTGCCAATCTTCGGTGCCTGCATTCCGTATCGTTCCAGCACCTCCACCACCGGAGGTAACAACACCGACACATAGGCAACACCCGTCTTCACTCTTTCCTGGTTCGACGTCCACACGCCGTCCACCTTCTTATACTGCCGGATGTCGAATCTTTGTGTATCGCTATAACTCATCCCAGTATAGAGTTGAAACACAAACAAGTCCCGAGCCACGCACATCGGACTGCCTGCCATAGGCCGCAGACTCACTATCGCCTGCATCTCCTCGTCCGTCAGATATTCCAGGTTCTCGCGCTTACCCGTTTTAAACTCGCCCGTGCCAATCTTGTCGTAAGGGTTTCTGTCAATCCGCCCGACCCTCATAGCACGGCCAATCATATACTTTAGATACTTATGATAGTTATACACCGCCGCATCACTCAACCGTTCTGCCACCTTTCCAGCCTGCTTGTCTGCCGTCCGCTGTCTAACTGGCAGCGCATGAAGCCACGTGTCCCATTCGTAGATATGCTCCACCGTCAAGTCGCTCCACCGTGTCATCTTTCCAAACTGCACCAGCCTGTCATACAGCAGATGGTAGTGTCGCCGCGTTCCCTCCGACATATTCAGCAGAGGAATCTCGTGCTTCATCCACTCCAGCATGGTCTCAGTCCGCACGGGCTCCTTGGTCCCCTCAAAGCACCGTTCCCTGACAATCGCCACGTCAATCGGCCTGCGCTCCTCGATGAACTTGTTTATTTCCTCGTTTACTCGTCGCACGATAATGCCCAGCCGATTGTTCAGCGCGTCCGCGTCAGGCCGTGCCACAATCGCCCCGGCCCAGTGTTTTGCCCGCACACGCATTCCTGTATTTATATAATAGGACTTCCTATCAACGGTCACCCTGACTTCAAGGGTCCCTTCTTGATTTTTATCTTCTGCCGCCACTTTCCGACGGTCGAAAACTATTCTTGTCGAAAACATACTTTTCTTGGTTTAAATGTTATTAGTTGTTAATTATTCATTTATCCACCGTTTTCAGTCCCCTCATCCTCACTTTTTATTCATCAAGTGTAAAACATCGGCAAACCTGTAAAACATGTGTAAAACATTTGGGTGGAAAATCCGAAAATATCCGAAAATATCCCGAAATCCCAAAACCGCCCTCCAGCAGCCTAAAACCCCGATAAACAAAGAGGATGTCGCCATTTCTTGCGTCATCCTCTTGCATTTTTAGTGATTCCGGCGGGATTGTGCAAGAGGTCGGAATTATCCTTTGTTTATGGCGGTTTTGCGGGTTTGACAAACATGGGGTGTAAAACATTTGTGCTCATTTCCTTATTTTTTTTATTTGGTTTGTTGTGGGCGAGAATGGTCTTCAGCTGCGCCAATGGCGAATGGGTACTTGGAGAGGTCGTCGGCATTGGACTGGGCAAGGCGGCGTTCAAGGTCGAGGATGCGGGAGTCACGGGCGCGGATGAGTGCGTCTTTGTCGGCGACGGTACGTTCAAGGTTAGCAATGGTGCGCTCCAAGGATTCGATGCGGGACTGCTTCTCGGCAATGATGGTGTCTTTGTCGGCAAGACGGTCGGCCATTTCTTGCTTCAGACGGTTGGTGAGTTCGGCATAAGCAGCGAGGGCGGCATTGACGGCACTGGATGAGTCGATGGCATATGTAGGAATGACGGGATCTGGCTCTGCATTTTTGCTGTCGGCCGTGAATTTCTCGCCGGTGCCATGAAGGAGCCAGTCAAGGCTGAATATCTCGCCAGTGGCCCGATGGAACTTGATGACGAAATCTTCATCATTCTTTTCTTTGCAACGGGCAAGGCCACGGGAGAAAGACACGCCTGTCATTCCCATTTTTGCGGCGATGTCTTGCTTCATCATGTGCCGATTGAACTTCAGCCAATCAATAGCCTGTTTTAGGCGCAAATAAATTGGATTTAACTCCATCTTTTACGTTCTCTTCTTAATTTACGTTAATTTTTATCTCTTTTTTACGCAGTTTTCAAAAATACTTATTATATTTGCACCCGAAAGCAAGCAAGTAGGGCAACGGGCACAAGAATAGCCGTCAGACGTTTAGCCGTCTTTTCAGCAAAAGCGCACACGGCACTTTGCAAGACACTTTGGCGAGTGTATGGGTTGCAAATATACAAAAATATTGTGCTCGTTGTCTGAAAGCAAGCAAAGTTTTAAGATAATTTAGAAAATTATGGTTAAGGACAAGGTAACAAAAGAGGACTTGATGAAGTTCAACGTGGGCGACCAGAAGGTGTTCACATTGCCATCGTGGGGAAAGGCTCGCAGTGCTCAGAGTTATGCCAATTCGATGAAGAAGGCGACAATGGGAACTAAGGACCAGCGCGAGTTCAGTGCGGTCATCGGTGACCCTGACCCGGAGACAGGACGCTGTGGGGTGACGATTACGAGAATTGCGTGATTGGTGTGACGAGAATTTAGTAACATCTAATAAAAGGAACTATGGCAAACGATTTGATTCAATTAGGAGAGAGTAAGCAGACGATGAGCAGTTTGGAGATTGCCAAACTGACAGGTAAGCCACACAATGATGTAATGAAGGCCATCCGCAAGATGGAGCCAGCATGGGAGAAAGTACATGAGGGAAAATTTTCCCTGATGTATCGTGAGACTGAAATCGGCAATGGTGCAACAAGAAAAGACCCCTATTACGAGCTGACCAAGACCGAGTGCCTATATGTTGCCACAAAGTTCAACGACGAAGCACGGGCAAAGCTGGTGATCCGTTGGGAAGAGTTAGAGCAGAAGCAGCGTGCCCAGATGCTCCAGTTGCCGAACTTCACCGATCCTGCCGAGGCTGCAATGGCATGGGCGAAGGAATACAAGGAGAAGAAGGTGCTGGCCATCGAGAACAAGAAGCTGGAAGAGGAGAACATCCAACTCGCTGCCGAGAACCAGGAACTGAAGCACGACAAGAACTACCTCGACCTGATTATGCGCTCGAAGGCTCTGCTGACAATCAGCCAGATTGCTCAGGACTATGGAATGAGCGGCAAGGCTCTGAACAAGAAGCTGGCCGACATGGGCATCCAGTACAGCATCAACGGACAGTGGATTCTCTACGCGAAATATAAGGATTGCGGGTACGTGTCGAGTCGTTCTATCGACATCACACGCACTGATGGTCGCCCAGACGTGGTGCTGCATACGGAATGGACGCAGGCAGGCCGCAAGTTCCTGTATGAAGAACTGAAGAAGCAAGGTATCATTCCAATGTTGGAGAGGGGGTGAGCTATGGACAGGAAGCTGAGAGAGGAGATAGTTGCCGAGGTGAAGAAGGCTGTTACGCTGTCAATGTTGAGCCTTCAAGAGCAGTATCTGACAGCCGATGAGTTGTGCAAGCAGTTCCAGATGTTCACCAAGGATTGGGTAGAGCATTATGGTGACTGTCTGCCACGGAAGCGGGTGAAGGTGACGCTGCTGAACGGCGAGACGAGAGGGACGCGATGGGCGTACCCACAACACGAGATTGCGATGAACATCAGGAATGGTGTGTATGACGATATGAAGCTGCTGAGGTAGCGAGACCTTGCGGGGAAACCGCAAGGCACAGTGACGGTAGCGAGACCTTGCGGGAAAACCGCAAGGCACAGTATAAGGAAGGATGGCTGAGTGGCCGAAGGCACCGAGCGCAGAGCGACGGCAAATAGAAACATCGCGGGTTCGAATCCCGCTCCTTCCACAAACGCCGAGGGACGTGCAGAGAGCAATCCCGGCAAGTAGGCTGACATATTGTAACACTGGGGAAGCCGGATGGCGGAACCGAAACGGCATCGAAAGAGACCAACACACTGATGGAGTGGAAAGAGACGGTAACCAATCCGTGAGTACAGCCGGAGGTGACAAGGTAATTTCCGAATCCAGACGCTCACGAGTTGGGCGATGTGTAATAGACACGGTGATAGGTAGTAGTGTAAGGCCGAGGGAAGAGTGGGACGTAAGACGTTGGCTGAATGGTTGCGATACAATCGCAACGGAATGAACGAAACAATAAGGCAAAGCTGGAGAGAAAGAGATGTCCGGCAGGACAAAACAGTTCAGACGGCTTCGGTGATGCTAACCGTATATATGGTGTGCCGCGTGGCGAAATTGGTAAAAGCAGCAACTTCGGTTGTGGCGACGGTGTAAAAACCTTAGCTTGCGGGTTCGATTCCCGCCACGGCAACGAAGTGAGTCCTTGCGGGGAAACCGCAAGGCGCAGTAATAACTAAAACAAAAGGAGAGACAGGTATGAAAGAATTTTTGGAGATTATGGGGAAGGACATCATGAGTGAGAACTTCACCAAGAAGGAGTATGTAGTGTATGGCATCGTGGCACCGCTGGTGCTGGTGCTGGTGTGTGGGCTGGCTGGTAGCCTGGTGTGACGTTGATGTTGCGATGACATCGCAACCAATGCGAAGAAGGCATGAGGTACGACGGACGGAAGCCAGGGAATGGATGGTGGAACTGTCCATACCCGCCGGAGTGGGTGGAGCGGATGAAGCAGGCCGTGAAGGTGTGCGAGAGGCTGACCAACAAACAGGTGGAAGCGGCTCTTAGGAATATAAATCTGCACTACAAGCTGCCACCGGGCAACTTCCTGAGCGAAGAGCAGGATGAGCGCGGGATTCCCGTGTCGTGGTGCCGTGAGTATGAGGTAAGGCATGAAGAATGGTCGGAGTGCTGCACGGCGATATACGACTATGACAGCATACCTGAAATGGTGGTGACCAACGGCAAGGATGACTGGCCGCTGGTGACACAAGATAAGATATTAACAGCATAAATTTAGGAGATATGGAATTAGAAGGAAAAATTTCGGTCGTGATGCCAGCGGCAAGCGGTGTCAGCCAATCAACAGGGAATCCGTGGATGTCGCAGGAATATGTGATGGCATACTTTTGGTTTCCCAATCAGACAAACCCATCATATATCGTGATGAGGGCGTTCGGTGAAGACAGAATCAAACAGTTCAACTTGCAAGAGAACGACGAGGTGCGGGTGCGCTTCCACATTGAAGCTCATGAGTACAATGGCCGTTGGTTCAACGAAACGCGACTCGACGCTGTGACCTTCGTGGGAGCAAGTGCGTACAAGAACCCACAGCCCCAAAATCAGCCCGTACAGCAGGCGAACGGTCAGGCAGTGGGACAACAGCAGGCGCAACAGAATCAAAGCCAGCAGCAAGGCCCAATTCCACCACTATCTAAAGAAGGAGGAGAAACCGATGACCTTCCATTCTGATAAATACAAGGAAATCCAGCCTAAGGGCTGGCCTTCGCTTTCGAGGGAGAAGATGCCGAACAGGGCATGGGAAGGCTTGCGGGCAAACCGCAAGCCACACGGAACTAATAAATAAATAAAAAAAGTTATGGGAAGAGAAGGAATGAAGTTTGACGTGGTACCTGAGTTTGTTAAAAACAAAAATGGTGTGACCATCAAGAAGTGCTGTGCCAGTTGTGCGTTGCACGGTATGTACGATTATGAAGGGCCACGACGGAAGTGCAATCTCAATGATAAGATTGTGGACAAGAGCGACTGCTGTGGCAAGTGGCTCATCAGTGATTTCATCAACAACATTAAGACTCGCCGATGACCAAGCAGGAGCGTAACCGCGAATATTATCAACGTAACCGTGAGCGCATCCTGGCACAAAGGCATGAGTATATCGAGAACTATGTCAAGAAGGGCTTGCGGAAACCGCGACCGCCTGCTCGTGGCCGTAAGATACGCGACCATGAACGATATATGGAACAGCGCGAGAGGATATTAGCTCAGCAGAAGGAATACCGCGAGACCCACCGCGACGAGATCAATGCAAGAAGGAGGCAACGAAACAGTGAGAAGACGGTAGAGAGGCTGAGAGCATTGTACCAGACTGCTAAATGATGAACAAGCCGCAAAGATATTTGCGACATACTGAACAAGCAACTATGAGTGAAACTAACAATAAGATACCACTGCCGGGGGCGATGGACCCGCAACCCCAAGTCCCAGACTTCCTACAGGGTGACGACTGGTTTTACAACGACGTCGACCCCTACCTGCTGGACTTCCGCGAGGCTTACAAGCCGCCACGATACACGCTGTCGTGGAAAGGCATACCGTTTGCACCACTCGGAGGCATCCACAACATCACGGGCCAGTCGGGTAACGGCAAGACGATGACGCTGGCACAATTCATGGCCACCATCCTTTGCGGCGAGTTCGGGCAGTTGCGCTACGAGCTGACGGAAGTTGAGCATCCGAGAATACTCTATGTTGACACGGAGATGGAGAAAGACAACACCATTGCCGTGAAGAACCGAGTGCTGACGATGGCAGGCCGCGACATCAACGGGCAGTATGATGACTTCAAGATTATCATGCTGCGTGACGTGGAAGAGGTGCAACAGCTCGACCAGAACCGCAAGCCTGTACTCGACAAGCATGGGCGACCCACATTCGTCAATCCTGCCATTGTCCGTTGGCGCATGACGCTGAAGGCCATTTGGGAATACAAGCCGACGGTTGTATTCATCGACGGACTGCTGGACGTGGTGGCCGACTTCAACGATAACATCGAGTGTCAGGAACTCATCTTCAAGTGCATGAAACTGGCATCCCACTACGACATCAGCCTGTGGTGTGTATTGCACCAGAACCCAGGTGGTGAGAAGCTGGTCGGACACCTCGGCTCATTCCTCGAGCGCAAGGTGACTGATGTGATTCAGACCAAGAAAATAAAGGATGACAAGACGGGCGACGTGACGTTTGAGGTGAAGCAGAAGAAAGCCCGCTCACAGGACTTCCCCGACTGGAAGTTCAGAGTGTTACCCATCGAAGCATGGGGACGGCCTGAGCAGCTGGAACCCGCACAACCTACGGAGCGTGTGACTGGCGACCCAATAGAAGTTGTTGAACGATGGTTCCGTGAGGCGAAAGACCGCGTGGAGTGGCCTGCCAACCGCAAGACCATCAAGGAAATCATCATCCGCGACTACGGCAAGCAGACCAACAAGCCCAAGCAGGACATCGACCTTCAGATGCTTATCAACAAGCGACTGCTGGTTGAGAGTAGCGTAAAGCAGAACGGCTACTTCCTGCTGATACCTGCTGACGATGAATTGCCGTTTGAAGCACAGAGTGATGGCAAAGTACCATATTAACAATTTAAAAAAAGTAGCATGACACAAGAAGAATTTTATCTGAAGGCTATGCTTGCTATGGCGAGCAATCCAAAATACGTGAAAGTGGAGAAGTGTGAAGACGATCCAAGTGTAACAACCCACATGCTTATGACTGATGAGATTCAGATGGATGCTGAAAGGCTTCTGAAAGAGGCCAGGGAATCGTGGTTAGATTCATTTGACAAGAGGAGTGACGAGACCACAAACGAAATTCTCAACAGTATTGCTGACGATATTTCGGACCTCAACAAGTATGGTATTAGGACTTTTCCTCAAGAACCTTAAAACAACACCCCAAAAACCATGCCCCAATTCCCTTTTATACCCCTAAAGGGGTATATAAACCGTTCCCCAACCCGACAGGCGGGTATCACGACCCACGTGCCCCTCTGCCCCGATGGGGAGGGGCAGGGGCACAGGGACGCGCAACCACACCGAACCGCCTCGCGCGACGCGCGTTTATGGTTTTACAGATAATCGACTCCAGAAATTCAACCGCTTGACTTTCCAAACTCAACAGGTTGAATCTTTAAATTCAACCGCTTGAATTAAAAAACGACCTATGCCAAAGATACCAGACGACATCATCCGGCGCATTCAGGACATCGCCAAGATTGAGGACGTGGTTGGCGACTTCGTGACCCTCCGCAAAGCGGGCGTGAACCTCACAGGCCTCTGTCCATTCCACGACGATAAGCATGCAGGAAACTTTATCGTGAGGCCATCAACCATCAGTGAGAAGCGAGGTGGCAACACGTACCGATGCTTCGTCTGCGACAAGAAGGGAGGACCCGTGACGTTCCTCATGGAGCACGAGCGGCTGTCGTTTCCCGATGCTATCCGATGGCTGGGGCGCAAGTACAATGAGCCCGTGGATGATGTACCGCTCACCTACACACCGCCGCCACCACGACCAGCACCGCCGCCACTGCCACCGCTACTGATACCACGCTCATACGTGAAGCGGACAATGGAGATAGGAGGCGACAATACGATGTTCATCTATTGGCTGAAGCATCTGCCGTGGGACGATGAGCAGCTGGCGCGACTCCAGCAGACCTTGTGGCAGTATTGCGTGGGCGGTTGGCGAGACGGACGGGTGGTGTTCTGGATGATAGACCACGAGGGCAACCCACGGGCGGCAAAACTGATGAAGTATCTGCCCAACGGACACCGTGACAAGCAGGCACACCCAGGCTGGCTATACAACCAGGACGGTGTGCGCCAGAGGCTCGACCCCGACAACCACGAGATATTGAAGCCACTCTTCGGCAGTCATCTACTGAAAGCCTATCCGCAAGCCGTGGTGAATATTGTGGAGAGCGAGAAGACCGCTATCATCATGGCGAACTACTACGGCGACCTTCAGAGCCAGTTGTGGTTGGCATGTGGCGGTCTTAAGCATCTCCAGCTGGACAGCATGCAACCGCTCATCGACCAAGGGCGCACGGTATGGCTGTGGCCCGACAAGGATGGGCGCGAGGCATGGCAGGAGGTATGCGACAAACTCGGTTACGACAAGTGCCGGGTATATACCCACTTCTTCGATACCTGTTGGACGGAGGCCGACGGCGACAAGGCTGACATTGCCGACATCGCCATCCGTATGATGACCACAGGCGAAGGACCAAGGGAAAGTGAGAGCGGAGTCGCATCAGCCACCAGCCATCAGTCATCAGACATCAACGAGATTGCCCTCCAGTTCAAGCCCGACGGAGTGACCGACGATGAATGGCTGGAGCACTCGGCTATCATGCGAGCCATCCAGACGTGGAACCTGGAACACCCAGGAGATGAACCATTTCTAAACTCCGACGAGATGCGAGACCCGCAACTCCGACGTGACCGTGATATACTGAGACAAGCATACAATTTTAACCATAAGAAAAACGACAATGAGCACAAAGCAGAAAGATGACAAACATGTAGTCTATTCCGTGAAGGTCAGCCCCGACCAGGCAGCGGTGCTCGACAAGATCTGCGAGACCATCGGTGTGAACAGCTATCAGATGTTCCAGATGTTCGCCTATACGATGGCACGGGCAGCAGCACCGCAGCATGAACTGGACCCGCGCATCCGCAAGGTGATGACCATGATGGAGACCGATGCTTCGTGGGCGAAAGCCTTCAACCTCGCCAACCCGAACGAGCTCGACGTGGCACAGGTGGTGCTCATCCTTCAGCAGAAGGACAAGCGAGGCTTCGGTGCGGTGATGATAGACAAGCCATTTATGGGAGAGGCTCGCATGACGGAATGCACCGACGACATACTGGAGCGCGTCTGCGAAGTGACCATGCACGGCATCTACCGCCGCCTCCGACTGATGGGAGGACAACTCGGATGCAACAACCTGAGCGACGTGCTGCTGACCATGATCGACGCACAGAGCATCATCGAACTGGAGGAGGAGAACCGCATCCAGATGCAAGGCGAGGCGCAGTTCTCCGACTCAGGCAAGCGCATCGAGTACGGCAAGCGCACCAAGGCCAAGCACCACCGCACTCCCGACGGCGAGGCCATGCGACAGCAGCGCATCCAGTTCACGGATGAAGACCGCGAGATTGCCGACATGGAGGCACAGGATTGGGAGGGTGAACACCGGCAAACAGAAGAACCACCCACCGACATGGAGAAGGAATTGGGATTCAGACCACACGGAGAAGAATGGTAGAACTAAAGCAAGACCGCAAGGCCAACCGCATGTGGCTGATCACCACGACCGATAGCGAGGGCTTCCATCGCCAGCTGCCCATCAGCTACGATGACATGACCGACCTCATGCGGCAATGGATGGAGGCGACGATATGAGCAGAGATAAACGATACCAACGACTGCTGAACGACAAGCAGTGGAAGCTGCTGCGTGCTGCGGTGTTCCGACGCACCAACGGACTGTGCGAGATGTGTCTGAAGGAAGGCTTCATCACCCCAGGCGTGGACGTGCATCACATCCGACCCGTGGAGCAAGCCAAAACAGTGGAAGGCCCCGACGGTATGCGAGCCCGATGCTACGACCCCAACAACGTCATGCTGTTGTGTGTCCCCTGCCACATCAAGGTGCATCAGGACATGCACACCCATACCAAGGAGAAGGTAGCCGAGAACAAAGCACGAGCAAGGCAACGCTTCATGGAAGCCAACGACCCAAACTACCAACCGCATGAGCAACCCAAGCCGACTGACTGACCCCGGGGCGGTTGTTTTTATTCCGACCCCCTTTGATTCCGAAATCCACTTGCCTAACCTTCCGTTAAGAGGGTAAATTTTGAAAATCTCGTTTTTCCACGGCCCAACGGCGGACGCTCCGAGGAATGGCAACCGAACACCGACGGACAAATCACCCAATTACTTGTTATCCCCACGAACAGCATTTATAATTTCTGATTATGCCTATCAAACCATTTAAGCAGATTCAACTACACCCTGAGCAGCCGGACTGTTGCAATGAGTGCCCGCTGCTGGGGCTGATACCTGAAGCGGAGCGCGAGTTTGGGAGTCAGGAGACGCTTGTCTGCCTGGGCACCCGTCACGCTCTGAACGCCCGCATCGCACGGAGCCGCAAGAGTGAGCACACGCCGAAGCACCCACTGAAACGCTGGTGCGATGATGAGTGGGAGCGGTGGCAGGAAGAGCCCTACTTCGGCAAGTTGCCTGTGCGCAAGATTGACGTGAGCCGCTACCGTGATCCGTGGGAGCGGTCACAGCAGTTGCCGATTATTTTTCATAATAAGAGAGGGAGGAAACCGAAAAAGTAAACGAATTAAATACAAGGAATTATGAGCAACAACGAACTGAAAGGAAAAATGGTGATGGTGCCACGCACGATGTATTGCCGTGAGCACGTCGCCTATTGTATGCACGTGGATAAAGATTATATCTACTGCATTGATTGGAACGGCAACCGCGACCGCCTATCCGTCAGCACACAAGGATTCCGTGAGGCCACCACTCAGGAGATAGCCGACGCAGCAACCCATGACTGCCACCTGAATGCACAGGATTACGATTTTTGTTAAAACATTAAGTAACTATGACAGAAGAACAGTACATAAGAGCCGTGCAGATAAGCAATCGCATCGAAACGCTCAACAATGTAAAGAAAGAGATTGAAGGCACCCGTGACCATCGACTATGGTATGCAGAGAAGTCAACCTCAAGCAGCGATTTTCGTTTATGCTCTGAATATCGGATGCGCGACATCGCTGACATTCTCGACAAGCACGACCTGATGATTCGTCAGGAGATAGACGACAAGATTGAACAACTGAAAGCAGAAATCAAGACATTATGAAATTTATCATCTCAAAAACAGCATTGGAAATGGCAGTGAAGAACATCTGCCGAGTGATCAACCCCAAGAACGCGCTGCCAATACTCGCGGACATCCTCTGCATGGTGGACGAGGAGCGCAAGACCATCACCATGACGGGCTCCGACTCCGAGGCGTGGCTGACGTATCAGTTGCAACTCCAGGAGTGCGAGGGTGGCGGGCCGTTCTGCATCGGTGCCGACCTGTTGCGCGACGCGCTGGCCGAACTCACCGAACAGCCCCTCACCATCCTTGCCACCACCGAGAGCGACAACCGCTTCACGCTCCGGCACGAGAGCGGCACGACGGTGCTGCCGCTGGAACTCAGCGACGAGTACCCCACACCGCGACACATCGACAGCACGGTCAACGAGTGGACGCTGGAGAGCGGTATGCTGAAGCGGGTGCTGAAACGCTCGATGTTCGCAACCGCCAACGACGACCTGCGACCCGTGATGAACGGTGTATATTTCGACATGTGCGAGGACGGTGTGCTGAACATCGTAGCCTCCAACGGTCATGTGCTCATCCGCAATGCCGAGGACACTGACACCGACAACCTGCCCGACTCGTTCATCATGACGAAGAAAGCCGCCAACCTGCTGCCCACGCTGATGGACGGCGACGACGAGGTGGTGATGGCCTTCGACGACCGTGCCGTGCGGGTGGAGCAGGGGCAGATGTCGTTCACGTTCCTCATGGTCGAGGGCAAGTACCCCAACTATATGAGCGTGATTCCGCAGGACGCGCCCTACTCGCTGACCGCCGACCGCCCGGCCCTGCTGAAAGCCCTGCGCAACGTGGCCCACTTCACCCCGGGCAGCAGCCGACTGGTGAAGCTCACCATGCTCAGCAACCAGACGATGGAACTGCGAGGCGAGGACTTCGACTTCTCGACCGAGGCGACCGACCGCATCGGCATCGACTACCCAGCCGGGCGCGACATGACGCTGGGCGTGAAGGCCGACAGCATCATCGACGAACTCTCGCGCATCATCGAGCCGACGGTGACGATGCACTTCACCGACCCCAGCCGTGCCGTCACCTTCGCCCCCATCGACCCGCTCTATCAGGGCGAGGAAATCACGATGCTGCTCATGCCGATGCTGATAAACGAAGATTAAATAGACTATGTCAAAACCAAAGACCGCAAAACAATATGAAGCAGAGTTGCGACGCATGATAAAAGCCCGAACGGGTGCCGACTGCGAGGTATGGCTAACGCCTCAGATACGCGCAACGGCCATGAACATGGTGATGCTCGACAAGATACAGGATGAGCTCACCGACATGGATTCACTCATAACGCCCGTGCCCGGCTCGATGGGGCAGTTGAAGAACGAGGTATCACCGCTGTTGCCCCACTATGACAAGACACAGCGCACCCTGCTGATGCAATTCGAGGCCCTCGGACTGAACTACTCCACCACCCCATCGAAGGTGAAAGAAGATACCAAGAAGGGTGTGGACGAGACCGACCCGATGGCTGAATACTATAAAGGCAAAACGCAATGACACAGGAAGAGAAACAACAAGCCCACGCGCTGCTATCAGAGCGGCTGACGGAGCAACACCAGCAAGTGACGGACATAGAGCCGCGACTGGCTGCCTACCTCGACGACCTGACCGAACACCCCGAAGCGCACAACGGCAACGAGCTGCTGGGAGCCATCAAGTTCCTGCGGCTGTTGCGCACGTATGAAACCGACATCGAGACATTCCGCGATGTAGTCTATAAGTACGAGGGTATTTGGCAGCAGATCGACGGCGGCATGTGGCATCACATAGAGGGCGGACTGAAGCACCCAGGCACCACGGGGCCGACATACTACCGCTTGCAACCCTTTCAGGTGTTCGTGCTGGCGGCAATGTTCTGCCTGAAGGCATGGGTGAACACCGAGAACGAGGCAGGCTCCCGCGAGCTGTTGTCCACGGAGCGCATCGGTGAGGACGGCATGATCTACGACCTGCGCCGGCTCTGCACCGAGTTCACGCTGTTCACACCCCGTAAGACCGCCAAGACGCAACTCTCCGCCTTCATCCAGTTCTGGTATTTTATGAGTGGCGACGAGAATGCCGAGTGCTATTGCTGTGCCAACGCCAGCGACCAGGCGAAAATCCTGTTCAGCCGTACCCGCGAACTGATTCACCAGATGGACCCGAAGGAGCGGCGCATCCGCTTCACCGCCTCACAAGTGAACTGGAAGCCGGGGCAGTTCCGCACGGCATCGCTCACTGCCCTCTCAGCCGGTGGTAAGACGAAGGATGGATTATTTGCTCAGTTGTGTAGTGCTGACGAGTACGGCAGCGCACAGTACATCAACGGAGCCTCGGACATGGGCAAACTGGTGAGCGTGGTGGAGTCATCAATGGGACCACGACGCGAGCCGATGACCTTTATATCTACCACGGCGGGTATCATTCAGGCGGGGCCGTTCATCGACAAGCTGTTTGGCATCCGTTCGCTGCTGATGGAAGAACTCGACCCCGAAGCCCCGCACGACCTTGCCGACGACCGTCAGATGTGCCTCCTGTTGGAGCCCGACGAATGGGAACAGCAAGACGAGCAACTGCTGATGACCTCGAAGGAGGTGCGGCGCAAGGTGAACCCCATGCTGGGCATCATCGTCCAGCACTCGTTCTACGATGACGAGGTGGCGAAGGCACGGCAGAACCCTGAGAAGAAAAACGAGGTTATCTCGAAACTGCTCAACGTCTATCATGCCGCCACCATTCAGGAGTGGATCAAGGCCGAGCAGGTCAGACCGCTACAGACTGACCGACGCATCGACCAATGCACGAAGAAAGACGGCTGGGTGGTGTTTGTTGGACTTGATTTCAGCCAAGGCGACGACCTCCACACGGCCAGTTATCTGGCAGCACGGAAGCACCCCAGCGGACGCGGAACGGAGTTCTTTGCCGACTGCGACGCATGGATCAAGGAAGACACGCTGGAGCAGTCGAGCATCAGTGCCCTGTATCAGCAGTGGATAAAAGACGGGTGGCTTCACGTATCGCCCGGCAAGGTGTTCCAGCCCTCGCTCTTCATCAACCGGCTCGACGAGCTGTTCAAGCAGGGCGTACAGTTTGCCGCATGGGGCTACGACAAGTACCAGTCGAAAGACCCCGTGAACGCACTGAAAGCCTACCTCCAAAGCGTGATGAAGGTGCCGAACCCTGAGCCATACGTGCAAGTGGTGAGCCAGCTCAACAGCGAGTTCAACGCCCCGACCGACGACCTCTATGCCGCGATGTTCGCTCCCGTGCCGTTTATCGGTTTCAGCAGCAATCCCCTGTGGCCGTTCTGCTTCGGCAACTGCGCACTGGAGATTGACGGACGCGACAACAAGCGACCCGTGAAGCGCACCCCCGGCAGCGACTCATGCAAGGTGGACCCCGTGCAAGCCCTCATCATGGCGATGGACTTATATACCCGATTCGAGGGAGCGAGACAATAATGGGAAAATCCCCCAAGATTTCCCATTCTTTCCAATGTTTGAAGAAATTGAAAGAAATTGAAAGGAATTGACGAGGGTATCAGCCCCGCATATTATAAACATTAAAAAATCAAGAACTATGCACAAAGAACAAGTAAGATTGACGCAGGTGTACCGCATCAACGGTCGCCTGGTAGTAGCTAACAGCATTGAAGGTGCCATCAACACATGGCGCGAGTGGATGAGTCCGAACTGCCCCGACATCAACAACATTGAGAGGATGGGCAACGATTCATATTCACAAGTAGGCAACGACGCTCTGGTATTTGCCGAGGGTTTGTGTGGCGACCTCACCAGTCAGTTTGTCGAGGACATCGCACGACTGAATGAGGAAAAGGAGAAGCTGAAGTATGACCTCCAGAAGAGTGAGGCATATTGCGCTGACCTTGAAAAGAGAATCCAAGAATTGTCGGCATGTGCTGGCAAATAGTGTTTAACAATTAAAAACAAGTAAAGCAATGGCAGACATTAAAGCTATCGCAGAAGCCATCGTCGGAATGACCACTAAGGAGGTCGCAGAGGTGGCGAAGGTCTTAAAAGAAGAGTACGGCATTGACCCAGCCGTTAAGTTCGCAGTTGATTACGAAGAAGCCGGAATGTCATTCGGCGGTGCTATCCAGTGCCTCAAACGAGGTCAGAAGGTGGCTCGCAAGGGATGGAACGGCAAGGGCATGTGGCTATGGCTGAAGCCAGGCACGATGGTCAAGAGTGAGTGGTGCCACGATCCTGCTTTGAAGACCATCGCCGACAACAACGGCGGTGAGATTGAAGCACTCGGCACCGTGTGCATGAAGACCGCCGACAACAAGATTCTCAGCGGCTGGCTTGCATCGCAGACCGACGTACTCAGCACAGACTGGGTAGTGGTCGAGTAACCGCCCATCGCTACCGCTGCATCAATCGTGTGGCGGTAGCAAATTCTTCACTTAACGAATTTAACGAAATTATGAAAAAGGCAAAAGACGCTATCAAGCGACAACTGAAAGAGCAATGGAAGCAGGCGTGCAACGGCTTCCTCGTGGAACTGCTGCGCATGTGGGAACTCGACGCCCACTACGGCTACTGGATAGGCGACGAGACGGGCTCAGTGTACGACTATGGCGACGGGATGCTGACCATCAACATGGACGACATCATCTACTGCGTGTTGGCCGACGTGACCCGTGAGCAGTACATCGAGTGGCAGCAGTACATCTGCGACGCCTCCGAGTTTGGCTTCGACACCCCGAACCTGCGCTCATTCGTCCGTGGCTGTCCCCGGACACCGCAGGCAGTGTTCGACAGGTTGCGTAGTATGAAGGCAACGCTCAACGACGCTATCCAGGACGAAAAGGAGCGCGTGAAGAATGACAAACATTTGAGCTATCCCGCCAAACGGGATTGCGGCGTAAGCCAAAGGGTAAAAAAGAACACGAATTGAACGAATGAGCGAACACATACAACTTGACCTCTTCGATGACCTACCCCAGCAGGGCAAGCCAAAGAAGAAACGGCAAAAGAAGATAAAGCCGGAAGACGAACCGCTGGAGAAGAAAATCGAAAGGGCATTGTGGCTGTTGCGCACGGCTGCTGCTGACAGCGACCAGCCTATTGAGGTGTCGTACAGCGGTGGCAAGGATTCGGACGTGATACTGGAACTTGCACGAATGGCGGGCATCAAGTACCGAGCCATCTACAAGAACACGACCATCGACCCGCCAGGCACCATCAAGCACTGCATGGAGAACGGCGTGGAGGTCATGAGGCGCAAGTCGTTTGCACAGGTCATTCAGGCGAAAGGATTCCCGAACTTCCTGCGGCGGTTCTGCTGCGCGGAGTTGAAGGAATACAAGGTACTCGACCGCTCCGTGCAAGGCATCCGACGCTCGGAATCGACCAAGCGAGCCAAGCGGTACAAAGAGCCGACGGTGTGCCGACTCTATGGCTCAAAGAAGCAGCACGTTGAAGTGTTCCTGCCCATTTTGCATTGGACTGACGCAGACGTGGCTGAGTTCATCCGTCAGCGCGGCATCAAGTGTCATCCGCTATATTATGATGAGCAAGGCAACTTCTGCCCCAAGTGTCGGCTCGGTTGCATGGGCTGTCCGCAGAAGTCAGACCGAGGGCTGGCAGACTTCAAGGCGAATCCCCGTCTGGTGAAGTTCTGGCTACGCAATGGCGAGATATGGTGGAACACTCACAAGTTGTATAAGACCAAGAAGAAATTCAAGTCACACTATGAGGTGTTTGTGCGCAATATATTCTTCGACCGCTACGACGATTTCCACAACGCTATCGACAATATGTTTGGCAAGATTGATTGCAAACAGTTCCTCATGGACTACTTCAAAATCAAACTATAAGACTATGTCAAAACAAAAGACCGCAAAACAATATGAAGCAGAGTTGCGACGCATGATAAAAGCCCGCACGGGTGCCGACTGCGAACCTTGGCTTGCACCTCAGATACGCACAACGGCCATGAACATGGTGATGCTCGACAAGATACAGGATGAGCTCACCGACAT